TTGCCTGCTTAGAGCCCTTAACTACATTAAAGTCGATCTCTCCTTCCTTTTTGTATATAAATTGATCGTCATACGTAAGTTGTACGTAGCTACTTGCAAAAGTTCCACGATCTTGATTAGCGGTATACAATACCTCTAACATAGATTTCTCAGGAGCCCCAAAAATTGCACACATTATACTATAATTTAATCTAATATTATAGTTTTTCCAGTTCAATATTCATATCTTTACGAATACGCGCGGTAAGTTCCTTACTCTCTTCTTCTTTACCGTAATAAAGTCTATACTCACGTGGAATACGCCAGAAGAAATCCATTACACCTGTGATTTCATGAAATGCAAAACTATAATGTGGGTATTGTACTTCATCAATCTCAATCCACTTTTTACGCTGCTTTTTGGTTTTTTCAATACCAACTTTTTTGAGAGTATTCTTTCCTAACCCACGGACTTTAAATAAATCGTCATTACTACGGAAAGGCCGCATACCAATAATGTTTTGAACAGTCTTTTTACCAATACCCGGTAATTTTCCAAGCTCCTTACTGTTCATCTCGTTGAAATCTTTGTAGCTCAATTTCATAATCTATATTAATTATAACAAAGTTCCTTTTATTTGCCATTTTTTAAAGTATTTTACTTACCCAGCTATAAATATTATCAATGAGCTCCTTTGATAACTTCTACAATAGGTTACAAACATTAAATGAAGCGCGTAAATCTCCCGTTGAGGCTTTAGTACCTGGTGCCACCGGTGTCACTAAGCAGATGCGTTCAGCTGGGTTAAGTTCTGCTCCGCTTGATACTATTCGATTTATTAGAGAGCTTCTTTATAATCTCGATGTAATTGGTGATGAAGAACTTGCTATGGTTAAATCAGGTAAAGGATTTACCGGTAAGAAGCAAGCTATGCTTAAAGTTCTTCAGGATAATCAAGATGCAATTAACGCTAAGTCAGATGAAATTGCACAAACAATTGAAAATACATTAGATAATTTTATCTCTGGTATGGGGGTTAATAGATCTCGTGAAGAAAAGTATGCTGCACAAGCTGCTGCTCAAGAATTAGCTGCTCAAGCCCGTGCTGCTAAGTCAGGTAAGGAGATGGATGATGCACTTGCTGATGTTATTTCAGATGAAAAACTTGTCATAAAAGCATCACTCGCTAAAGTTATCCAGGAGCTTGAAGATCTTCCGGGTGGTGAAGATATTTCACCAGATGTACTTGAAGAAATTAAAAAGTTTGCTCCAAAAATTAACACAATTGAACAACTTGAGTCATTTGTTAAGCAACTCAGTGCAATGGAAGAATATCAATTGCCTGCTGCATACCTTTCTAGCACTGTTAAGGCAATTAAAGGTGGTATGGAAGACATTGAAATGGAAGATCAAGAAGATCCAGATCATGGATTTGATGCTAATAAATCAGATCTTGATAAGGATGGTAAGATTTCTGAATATGAGCGTAAGAGGGGTGAAGCTATAGCTTCTTCAATGAGTAAAGAGGATAATGAAGATGCTGCAGATGGTGCAATGGCAGGCATTAAAGCTAAAGAACGATTAAATTACATTGATAATATAGTATCCACTTATGAAGGTAAGGACCTGGATTGGTATAAGAAAGTACTTTTTAAGAACCCTAAGTTTAAAGATGGAGATCTCACCGATTATGAACTAGACGTTCTCGAGCGAGCAATACAGTCTTCAGAAGATAATGAAGGTGATATAGAGGGAATGGCTCAGGTAGAAGTAGAAGAGCTCGGCGACGGTGAGCTACCTGATGATTACTATGATCATGATGACGATGAAGATGCTGAAGGTGATGTTAAGAAAGAAGTTCTTGCTGCTATTAAAGCTGGCGCAGGTGAATTTGCACATAAAAATGCAGGTCTTGCTACCTCAGCACAAGAGTTAGCTGCCCAGTATGAAGAAGCTGGTGATAAGGAAAGATCTAGCATTGCTAATAGTCTTGCACAATACTTTAATACACAAAGCAAGTTTGATTCAAAAACGGAAAATGAAGAGGTTGTTGCAGAAAGCAAATATACAACAGCTGACTACATTACTGACATGTACTCATCAGTTAAGCCAATCGTTGAAAGTACAATAGACGAAAATGGTCAAACAACCCCAACAGAGAAATATCTCGTTGAACATGCTGAGCGTGCAATAGAAGAAGCTTACACCAATATATATTTAACAGAGCAAAAAGCACAAGACTCTCTACCTAAACAAAAGAAGGAAAAGAGTCTTAGCTTTAAAGAGCGCTTCCAGCCTAAAACCCACTGGCAGCTTGAAGAGGTCCGTCGTTACGGTCTCTAGAGCTTTTTACATCCTTTAGATAGATATAGCTCGTTTAGTTTAGCTTGTTGAACGTATTGAATAGGGTCTTGATACCCTGCGTCAACAAAGCCTTTTACACGCATACTTGATGATGGTGTAGTAGCATCAGCCAAGCCATCCTTCCTATTAGAGTAGCAAGTCCAAGTCTTGCTAAAGTCTACTCCAAGACGCACACCTTCTTCAACAATAGCTTCTTTACTCATTGTAAGTAGAGGTGCTTCAATATTAATACGATGCTCACGGTTAAGAGCAATCAATGCATTCATAGAGTCAACAAACTCATTACTACCATCCCAATAACCTGCAAGGCTATCAACTTCAGCTGCACCATACCAAACTGTATCAGCACCTTTTGACTCTGCATAAGCACAACCAATAGTATTAAACAACTGATTACGGAATGGTACATAACTTACCGGTTGAGCATCCCCTGCCATCTTACTAATATCTGGATTATCAATAGCCTCATTAGTTAAGGATGAGGTAGGTGCAAGATACTTAATAAATCCAACATCAGCTATATAATGAGTGACTACCAAATCAGATGCTTTAGCTTTCACCGCTTCAATCTGATCAGCTACACATTTTAATTCACGCTTATGACGTTGACCATAATCATATGATATAAGATGTATCTCTTTATAACCTTTATCTACTGCCATATGCAATAGAACCACTGAATCCATACCACCGGATATAGATAGTACTAATTTTTTACTCATTTTATATAACCTGCTTGTTGTAAATCAATAATAATCTCTGCTACATGAATTATCGTATTTAATACCAATAATGCAATAATAATTTTACTACTACGCCTCATTTGCTTCTAAGGAATCTTTAAGAATCTCGTTCTCTTCTTTAACAACAATTTCTTCTTCAACAACTTCGTCAGGTACATCATCTTCACCTTCACCTCCTGAATAAGCCCATTCAGTCTTAATTTTCTCTTCTAGTACAGGCAAGATAGTATCTTCCCAGAGTTCCTTATCTTTACGGAAGTTTTTATAGTAACCGATTTTCTTACCATCAGGTAGCTGATAAGTAGAGCCTGTCTGAATAACAGCACCAACTCCTACCGCCAAGTCAAGTAGACCGTAGTATCGATCGAGACCTGTATGGAACGAAAGGAACATTTCACCTTGAAGATACTGCTTAATGAATCGATTCTTACGAGTTAAGGCTCTAATAAGAATACCAGCATAATTCTTCTGACCAACAGCAGTTTCAGCATCCATAGTCTTACCACCATCACTTTTCATCGGTTTACGAGCTAACTGAACAGTTACTGATGGTAGGTATACAATAGACTTACCACCTGGCATGTGTTTCTCAATAGAAGGAAACAAAGCAGCCGGGTCATCATAAACATGGTTAGTGCAAAGAATAGTAGTCTGGGTAGTAGCACCAAGATTAGTACAAGTTTGCATAAGTGACTTCATAGCACGAGCTTTTGATCCCATATCTGATGAGGTACTTTCTTTACCCATACGACTATACTCAAGTTCTGATTGAAGGTTACCGAGTGAGTCAATAGCCACAATGAACTTACCTTCAAGACCTTTCTCTTTAATAGAAGTAAGGAACTTATACAAAGCATTCCGTGTTTGTTCAATAGTTACGCAAGGTACATACTTAACTTTACTAATATCAAGTCCAATACGCTCTGCGCCTTCCGGGTCAACGGCGTTCTCAGTATCAAAGATAACAGGAATTAGACCTTCTTTCTGCGCATTAGCTAAAATCTTAAGAACAAAGAGTGTTTTACCTGTCATAGACTCACCCCCTAGCATTGTTACTCGACCTTTAGGAATACCTCCATGAATAGAACCGGATATAATAGCATTAAGAACATAGCTACCAGTATCAATCCAACCACCTACCCGTGACAATGTACTATCTTCTAGATAAGTAGCGAACGGATTTACTTTATCAATTGAATCTAGCGCTGCTAGTGTATCTTTATCAAACTCACTCATATACCGATTGTATAAACTTATCTATATTAATCAAGATAAAAAAACTACCGACATATGTCGGTAGTTAAATTGGCTCGGGTACTTGGATTCGAACCAAGGACCTAGTGATTAACAGTCACCCGCTCTGCCGCTGAGCTATACCCGAAAAAGTTTATTTACCATCAGCATCAAACAACTTAATTACCTCTGGCTCTTCCGTAGCAGCTGGTTGTGCTGGGGCTGGGTTATTAATTGCATTGTATTGCGCTTTAATTTGTTCAGTCAGAGAAACATTTGACGTTGCAATAGCTGATTTATAGAACGTCCAGTCATTCTTCGTCCTATCACCCTCAATAAACTCCATAAAGAGATACGGGAAAGTCTGTACTTGAAGTTGACCCGACTGTTGGTCTGGCTGCACATGCACGATAACTGGATTCTTCAAAGTAAGAGTTTCGTCTGTTTGAGCAGTTTCAACTCCAATAACGACACGCCCTACTTGATCAACAATAGTAGTAATTTCTTGACTCATACACTGCTATTATAACATGTAGTGCTTATTGATCAACTGTTGATTTACCTTTTTTGTTTAGTAAATAATTTATATGATTAATCCATTAACAGGTAAAACTATTTTTGTGCAAATAGCCTCCTTTAGGGATAGTCAATTACTGCCAACAATTCGAGATATGATCGATAAGGCTGATGAGCCGGATAATCTAAAAATTTGTATTTGTTGGCAACATTCAGATAAAGATGAGTGGGATACTTTAGATGAATTTAAAGATGATAATCGCTTTATTATTATCGATATTAAAGCTGAAGAATCAAAAGGTGTTTGTTGGGCTAGAAATCTTATTCAACAAGAATACGATGGTGAAGATTTTACTTTACAATTAGATTCCCATCATAGATTCGTCAAAGGATGGGATACAGAACTTAAAAATGAAATCCTACAGCTGCAACTACAAGGTTATATGAAACCTTTACTTACAGGGTATATAACATCATACCACCCTTCTTTATCAGAACGTGAATGGGGTAAAGACCCATGGCAAATGATATTTGATAGATTCACACCAGATGGGGTTATATTTTTTAGACCTGTGCCTATACCAGATTGGAAGAATAAAAAATCTCCTGTTTCAGCCAGATTTTACTCCGCCCATTTTTGCTTCACGTTGGGCATTTTTTGCAAAGAAGTACCTCACGATCCAAGATATTACTTTCATGGTGAGGAAATAACTATTGGCGTACGTGCATTTACTCACGGTTATGATTTATTTCATCCACATAGAATTGTAGCGTATCATGAATTTTCTAGGGATTATAGACCAGATAAACATTGGGATACATATAGCGATTGGAGCAATCATAATAAAGAAACATATTGCCTTATGAGAGAATTACTCGGTATTGATGGGGAAAAATGTACCGAGGAAGAGCTATACGGTGAATATGGTATTGGTAAAGTTAGGTCAATTGCAGAATGGGAAAACTTTGCTGGTGTGAGATTTTTAGATAGATCTATTCAGGAAGATACTTTAAAAGGTATTGAGCCTCCTAATTCTATAGATGGTAAATGGTGTCAATTTTTTAAGCATTGTATAAATTTAGATAAGTCTACCTTTAAGTGTGATGATATTGAGTTTTTAGCTGTTGCATTACATAGTAAAAATGATGAAACTTTATTAAGGAAAGATATATCAGGTGATGAGTTGTCGGCAATTTTATCTAACGATCAACTACATATCTGGGTGGAGGGTGAAGTTGTAGAACTACCTACTTATTACGTTGTTTGGCCCTATTATAACAATACTGGGTGGGGTAATCGCATTTCTAATAGTTTAACATGAAAATTAAAATTCATAGGTTTAAAAACGAGCAGTGGGGTAGAGCACACTTACCTTTTTTTGAAGGTTTTGATAAGTATCTTTCTAATTTTTTTGAGATTGAGAGCTTAAATTACAACAAAGATGGTAATACATTTGATGGTCAAATTGATTTGATCAATAATTCTTATTCAAATTTTGGAAATCGACCTCCCATATCTGATGTAGACTGTGTAATTGAAAATGCATCTACAGGTGAAACAAAAGTAATTTCATTTACTGAGTATTTTAATAGTTATGCTGTCCATATTGCTAAATCGGAAAGTTGTACAAAAGTTTTATTAGCACATTTTAACTGGAATAATGTTTATCATTGGATGAAGCGGGAAAATTCAATTAAGACTTTATCTAAAATTAGTCCATGGATATTCTTACCCTTTAAGGAATTCGATGTGCAATACTACAGAGAAAAACGTACAAATATAGAGAACTTAAATGATAAATTATTCTGGCAAGGTAGTGGAGTAGACTCTTACAGAAAAGCTATTCGTATAGTTGAACAAAAAGGATATATGCAAACTATACAAACATTACCACATGATCAGTATTTAGATAAATTAATTGAAAGTAAGGTAGCATTGTCTTACTACACTGAGTTAAGTAGATACAATACCCCATTTAACCACCCAGGAGAATTTTGCTATAGAGATATAGAGTATACATTATTGGGTGTACCATACATTAGAATAGAGTTTAAAGATAATGTATATGATGAATTTAGACCTAACAAACATTATATATCGATTCCTCGCGAACATGCTTATGTTGCGTATCAAAAACATGGAGATGAGGGAGTAGCTGATTTATTTATTGAAAGATATAATGAAGTAAAAGATGATGATGTTTTTTTAAGTTATGTTTCTTACAATCAATTACAATGGTCTGATAAAAATTTATTAGACGATAAAAAATATGAATTAACTTTCAAACTATTAGAATTAGACAAATGGAAAACAACATAGAAAAAAAAGTAGCTTTAGATGCAGCAACATTTTATAAGGGCTTTACCGCGCAGCAGCATCCAACATTTTATAATACATTACGTGAATTTTTAGTTTTGGCTAGACCAGCACGAGTTTTAGAAATAGGGACTGCAGGTGGAGGGTTTACCTTAGCAGTTAGAGATATTTTAAACGAAATCGGGTTAGAATCGTCCCCAATTAAAAGTTTTGAAGTACTTGATCAACCTCAATACGAAGAGTTAAGGTCTAATAATATTGAGATAAATATCGAGAATATCTTTGATCACTCATATTTTAATTTAGAGAAACCAGAACGAATAGTACCATATATTCAAGATGAGGGTACAACAGTAGTCTTTTGTGATGGTGGGCATAAAATAGGTGAATTTAATATGATAGCTCCTCATATTAAACAGGGTGATTATATTTTAGCTCATGACTATATTGATACCTGGGAAAATTATCTTGAAAATTTTAAAGGTAAAATCTGGGATTGGTGTGAAATAGAGGAAAAATATATAGAAGAAGTTTCGTGTAATGAAGGCTTAGTTCCATTTTACCAAGAGAAGTTTAGCCAAATAGTTTGGGTTTGTAAGGTTAAGCAATAACTATAAAAGATATGAATCAACTCTCCAAAGATACTATTTTACGTGAGGAAAATAATGTTACGTTAGTAACTGGGTTATGGAATATTAATAGGCAGGGTAGAGATTTTGATAATCATTATATAGAAGCGTTCAACCGGTTGTTAGATACCCCGCAAAATCTGTTTATTTATATTCAAAAAGAGTATGAACATATAGTATGGGAGAAAAGATCACCAACTAACACTTATGTTCGTATATTTGAACTTGATGATGTTAAAAGAATGTACGAACCGTTTTGGGATAAAACGCAGCAAATAAGACGAGATAGTGAGTGGGTAAATAGAGCAGGATGGTTGAGAGACTCACCACAAGCTGCTTTGGAAATGTACAATCCGATTGTCCAGTCAAAAATGTTTATGCTTAATGATGCAACTTTAATGAGCCCATTTAAAACAGACTTTTTTTACTGGGTTGATGCAGGTATAACTAATACTGTACCACATGGACATATAGCGCATGATAATGTGCTATCTGAATTACCAAAGTATAGTAAGCCGTTTTTATTTTTAAGTTTTCCATACTGGGCGGATAAAGAAATTCACGGCTTTGAATATCAGGCAATGAATCGTTTAGCTGGTCAAGAGGTAAAATATGTATGTAGGGGTGGTATATTTGGAGGACAAAAACAAGCCATTAACAACGCTAATGGAACGTATTATTCTTTGCTGTTAGATACATTGACACAAGACTTAATGGGTACAGAAGAAAGCATTTTTACTTTAATGGCTTATCACGAACCTAATATTTATAGAAGATATGAAATAGAGGAAAACGGTCTTATAGTTAAATTTACACAAGCTATAAATGAAGATACAGTATCTATAACGGAAAAAGTAGGTAATATCACGACCCCAGTTACCGATTTTGAACTTAAAGAAGTAAAAACTAATTTATATATGTTAACTTTTAATTCTCCTGATCAGGTATTACATACTATTGATTCAATGAAAAAAACCTCCGAATGGCTAACAACGCCTAATTTATTTTTACTTGACAACTCAACTGATCAATCAATAAAGTTAAAAAACAAACAAATAGCGGAAAGCCATAATTTTAAATATATAGATTTGGGTAGTAATATTGGTATATGTGGAGGACGTCAAGCAGCAGCAAACCATTTTGATGAATCAGATGCTGATTTTATGTTCTTTTTTGAAGATGATATGACATCAAATCCACCGGAGTTAGAAGGTCAATTTTGTAGAAATGGTTTTAGAAAATATGTACCTAATTTGTACAATACCTTGCACAAAATAATGCTTGAACATAAGTTTGATTTTTTAAAGCTTTCCTTTTCCGAGGTTTATTTCGATAATGATAAACAATGTTCATGGTATAATGTACCTCAAGATATACGCACTAGGGATTGGCCACACTATGATAAACTTCCTGTAACCGGATTAGATCCAAACTGCCCTAAAACTAACTTTGATAAAATTTTAACTACTGACGGGTTAGCATATATAACAGGTGAAATTTATTATGATAACTGGCCAATGATTGTGAGTAAATCTGGTAATAAAAAAATGTTTATTAATACTAAATGGGATCACCCATATGAGCAAACATGGATGTCTTATATGTATCAATTAACAAAAGAAGATAAGCTTAAACCAGCTGTATTATTAGCTTCTCCTATTTGGCATGATCGAATAAAATACTACGAACCTGAAGAGCGACGTGAAAACTAAAGCCAACCCGATTGATATCATACTGGCTTTTTAAATAAATTTCATAAGTATGTTTATGAAGAACGCCTATACAAATGGTTCTATTTTCGTACAAATAGCTGCTTATAGGGATAAAGAGTTATTACCTACCTTACAGGATCTACTCTCTAAAGCTGATAAACCGAATTTACTACATATTTGTATTTGCTGGCAACATTCCAAAGAAGATGATTGGGATAATTTAGATGTGTACATGGATGATGATAGATTTACTATTATTAATATTGACTACAAAGATTCAAAAGGAGCGTGTTGGGCCAGAAATCGTATTCAACAACACTATAATGGAGAGAAATTTACCCTTCAATTAGATTCACATCACAGATTTGTTAAAGGTTGGGATACAAAACTTAAAAATATGTATGCGGGGTTGCAACTTAATGGATCGCCAAAACCTTTAATTACAAGTTACTTACCAGCATATAACATAGAAACTAGCAAACCTATCGATTTAGAACCATGGATGTTATCGTACAACTATTTTGGACCTGATGGTCCTCTACACACTATACCGGAAGCTATTCCTAATTGGAAAGGTTTAGGCGGACCGGTAAGGGGTAGATTCTATTCTGCTCATTTTGCATTTACTGATGGTGCATTTAGTAAAGATGTTCAACATGATCCTGAGATGTATTTTCATGGAGAAGAAATAAGTATTGCAGTACGTTCATTTACACACGGTTATGACATCTATCATTCTCATCAATTGATAGCCTGGCATCATTATGGTAGAAAAAACGCTACTAAGCATTGGGACGACAGTAAAACCTGGCAAGATGCTAATCTTAAATCATATAAACGGGTAAGAAAACTACTTGGCGTTAATAACGAAAAGTTTAAGTCAGGTGAAAACAAGTATGGATTTGGCAAGGCCCGTAGTTTGTGTGATTATGAGAGGTATGCAGGTGTTAGATTTAGAGATAAAAGGATACAACAATACACTTTAGATAGACTATATCCCCCTAATCCGGAATATGCTAGTAAGCAAGAATATGATAACTCCTTTATTAAGCAGTTTAAATATTGTATTGATTTAGGATACGATAAGGTACCATACGATGATTATATTTTCTGGGCTGTATCGTTTTTTAACGATAAAGGAGATGAAGTGTATAGGCAAGATGCTGATCCAGAAGAAATTAGCCGTCTGAAATCAGATCCAGACGGCTATTGCAAAATTTGGAGATGGTTTGCTACAGAAGAAGATATTACTAAATGGCGAGTATGGCCCCAAAGTAAAGAGCATGGATTCGCCGATCCAATAGAAGGTAATATTTAAACGTTAATCTTCTCAAGCTCTGCACGAGCTTTCTCCAAAGCTTCTTCTGATTGCTTGGAAAGATAAGTCGACTTACCGCTAGCATGCTCCAGTGCATTTGTCATGTGTAAAATAGCGCGCCGTGCTGCTTCTATTTGAGGTGAAGCAATTTGCCCATCACCAACATCTGTCCCTGATACAGTACCTTTAATTAACTTAAGGAAGTAAACAGTACTTGCTAATTTACCTCTATTATACGCTGGGTGAGCTTTTGGGGTATTATCGTCTTCTGGTCTATCTAAATAACTTTCAGCCATACTGTTATTTACTCAACTAAGAGAATAAATCAAATAACTCAGTCTGAACGTTTTCAGATGGCTTACGTATAGCCCAACCCACACTATCATAAAATCGTGCAATCGATTGAAAGAGAATTTTATCAAACATCTTTTCGTAATCAATCTTAAACAGTTCATTGAATTCTTCAGGCCATTCATATTTGAATCCCATTGACTGAAGACCGTACTTATTAGGAGTTTCGATATACATAAAGCGAACCTTATCTCCAGAACTAATACTCTCATATTTGTTACCTGTTCCAAGCTTTTCAAGTATTTGATTATAATAATAAGCTGACTTAGAATGAACAGGCATACCTTTTACTGTTTGCCATTCACGGCATTGTACAGCATGCTTCTCATAGCCCTTAATCCCCATCACAAACGCAATTTCCTCCGGTGATAATGTCTTAAACGTTTCATACGCTTCGTTAAAAATTTTATTAGTCTTACCTAAATCTTGAGTAGTAAGCATAGTTTCAATAATACCCTTAGCATAAGGCTTAATAGCATTAGGCATAGTAGTACGAACAACCTCTACACCAGTATACTTGAACTTATTCTCTTTAATGCCCTCATCGTCAAGGATGTGCATAACGTATCGTTTTTTCTGCAGGAAGGTAGCCACGTCAGCAATACACTCACGCTTGAATACAAATCGTGGATCGTCAGTTAATAGTGCCTTACGAGCCCATTTAGTAATACCCTCATTAAGATAATCTTCAATCTCTTGAATTTTATCATATGTCTCCTGATGAATAAGACCTTTAGATTGATCTTCCCAAAACTTAACACCATTCTTAATTAGAGGTGCGATAGAAATATAAGATGAGTCAGTATCGTTATAAACAATACATTCCTCTAGATCATGCGCTGTTATGTTATCAGCTCCAACTTCATCTCGAATAAAGTCCTTAAGACATTCGTTTGAATGTTTGATAACAGCTTGACCAGTTAGAGTAACACTCGCAGCGATATCATCATCACCGATAGGAGCATTTTTGTTGCCCATATAACCATAACAAGAGTTAATCAAAATCTTGATGACCATTTGTTGGGTATTGAGGCGCTCCACTTCGTACTTAAGGTCGATATTGCCTGGGTCTTTTTTAAGCTTTTTAGTATTAGTGAAAAGTTTCTTCTTAATCTCAACGCGTTGGTTGTAATAATATTCAAGAAACTCAGGAATAATACCACGCTTCTTCTGACTAAATAGGAAACCAGCTTTTGATAATGCACATTTTTCATCTTTAAGAAACTTTACAAAGTCTCTTTTACTTAATGTAAACAGCCTACCAGAGTTGTGCTGAATAGTAATCTCTTTACCATCATTCTTCTCAACCTTACCAACCTTAGTCTCAGGTGAAGTATTGAGAGAGATCATCACGTTAGGATATAGTGAGTTAGCATCGAAAGACACGATATTCTCTTTGAAACCTCGCTTAGGTTCAGCAACATACGCACCAGGATTCTTATGACCGTCATTACCACCTCGAACAAACGTTGAAATAACTTCACCACGTTTACGTGCACGTATAGTTAACGCTCCGTTAATAACACCGATTGTACCCATAGCACCTTCAAGAGTAGTTAAACCAACGTAAGACAACATCCTAAGTAAAGGAATGTATTGAAGCTTCTCTTCCAACTTAACAAGTAGGTTAACGTCTTGAATGTTGTAGTCGATGAACTTATTCCAATCTTGATCAGCTAACTCATGAAGAGCCATCCCCTCATAATCGATTTTTTTCTGACCTAACTCAAGTTCACCAATAGCATCAAGTTTATACGACTCACGCAACTTAAGACAAAAGCGTTTATACACATCGAGGTAGTCTAGGTTAGCAACACCATCGAAATAATACCGCTTTTGCTCACGACCAAACTGCCCTTGTCGCATTCTGAAGTAAACATTACGTAATGGTGAAAGTCTATCAACATATTCCTGACCTAAAATACGCTCCATACGATTAACAATATAAGGTATATCGAAAAACTCAGAGTTCCAACCACTCAAGATATCTGGATGTTGTTTCTCAATATATTTAAGGAACTCTAAGAACATTTCACGTTCAGTTTTACAATATACATAGTTAAGATCATCACGACCTTTACCTGTATACGGCTTAATACCAAACGTATGGAACTTCTTCGTAAAATTATCCCAGCATGTAATAACATTAACAACATGAGTAGGATCATCTACATCAGGAAACGAATCGACGGAGTAGGTCTCGATATCAAGAAAGCAGTACTTAATAGGGTTACTGTTAAACTCAGGCTTTTCGTTTTCTTCCCAATACATATCAAGAAGAAATTGCTGAGCTGGCGGTGAGTTCTCAAAAACACGCTTTACGCCAGAATCTTGAAGAAATTTATATCGGTTATAACCGGTATTGAATGATCTCTTTTTAACCTTTGTACCGAAAATAGAAGTCTTATCTCCACGAGGATCTTCCGTATAGAGATAAGGCTCAAAAGAACACTCTCTACGAATACGATCACCGGATTCATTCCAACCAAATAAAGTGACCGTACCTTCACGGCCATTATATACTACGTTACGATACATCTAATATCATTATAACGAAGTTCCTCACGGATTCCACTTCTTAAGATACTTTCGTTCCGGTGAACCGTAAGGCGTTGTAAGAGCTTCCATATGAGCTCCGATGTTTTCTGCTTTTTCAAGAAAACGATTAACCCCAACTTCACGAAGCATTCCGATATTATTAAAATACCGTTTACGGTTTTTCCAGTTTACAATCCAGTCAATTTTTTCTTCAAACTCTTCCGGTGTACTAAATTTAAGATCGTCAGGTGCATTCGAATAGGTATGCATATCTTGACATAAGCATGGTATTCCCATCGTACACGCTTCAATAAATTTAATGTCTGACTTAGAGTTATTAAAATTATTTACTGTAAGCGGGGCAACCATTAATTGTGGGTCTAGATTAGTAATAAATTGCGGATATTCTAATAATGACTTCCATCTATAAAACTCAATTTTACCAGCTTTGACTAAATCTGTTAACGGTGGCGGATATGCACCAACAAATATCCACTGATACTTATTTACAGTCTTACGAATAATGTGATTAACCGCTGACATATCGTCCTTACCACCTGTCTTATTCATAACATCGTAATGTGCACCAGAACCCGTGTATAGAATACGTGGCTTCTGTTTATACTTTTCAAATGCAGTTTGTATACGCTTACGATTAAATAAATATCCCATCCAGTTGTAAGGTACAAAGTTTGGAATCACCGTAACCTTCTGATTAGTAAGTTTTGATTGGAATAACTTGCGCATAAAATCACACGTTAATGTAATCTCATCACATAAATCCATAATATCTACCACAGTCTTTCTTACTTCCTCAGTATCAAAAGCAAACTTAAATTTATTATAATCAGGAATCTCTTCACGGAATACAACATCATCAACTTCATAAATAATTTTAAAATCGTGATCCTGTTGAATCTTTTTTAAATGCTTAACAAACTCCAACTGCGCTGGTGCCGCTTGACGTTGAAGTTTAACTGCCTTAACGTTCTGATACCATCTAGGCTCCCCTACCATAGCCGTCGTTGATTGACTAATACCACGTTGTGTCATATTAATGACATTCTCTGGCCATAAAATACGCCAATGACCACAACCAGAATAGTCTGCTAAGTAATTAACAAATCTGGGCATGCCCTCTTCTCTAGGTCTTTCTGGTTTAGCCTTACGTTGCGGTGTAGCCATACCAAATGGTTTCGC